ATGCCGTAACTGGAGAAAACTTGTTTCAAAGTTTTAATGACAATGAGATGCAAAGCGCGTTTTCAAGTGGTAATCAAAACACTCAAAATTTAATTACAAATTTAGTAAACGATGGCACTAATATATTTAACAACAACCCACTCCTAATTACCGCCCTTAAAACAGGAGGAGAAAGTTTTGCTAAAAACAAAGTAGGTGGAGTTCTTGCAAACGAACTTGGACTTGCTGGTGTTGGCGCTGTAGGGGGTCTTCCAGGAATGGCGCTTGGTTGGCTAGTTGGTAAGGCGTTTGATTTTTTTAGAGGCAAAGGTAAAGATGCAAACAAGCTCCCTGAAAATGTTTTTGGTTTACCATTAACTAATACAGATATTAAAGACGACGACAAAATAGATGATGTAGATCTAACAGACGAAGGGTTTACAGTATCAGGAACTTATGGTGATAATGAAGTATACAGCAGTGATGGTAGTTCAGTAGATTCAGAAACTGGAGACATAACAAATGCAGATGGAACTTATGGTGGAAATATTGTAGATGAATTTGTATCAACACCAGCACCTACACCAACTTATACACCGCCATCACCAGTAATAGATAGTGGTAATGGAGACAGTGGCGGAGGCTGGTCAGGATCAGGCGGTAGAAGTGATGATAGTTGGAGTTCAAGTCCTTTTAACAAAGGCGGAAGAGTTGATAAAGCTTTAACAGGAAGACGTAGAGATATATAATGGCAAGAATAGTACAATCATTAACACAACCTTTAGAAAAATATGATCAACAAATTCAACAATCTTTTGTTAGAGATGTAGATAGTATTGTACAAAAACTTAACTCTACATTTCAACAAGATTTAAAAGAAGAGGCAGAAGCGGAAAGCTTCTTTATTGCATAATGGCAAATAGTTTCGTAAATAAAAAAGCAGATTTAACTAGTACTAGTGCAACAACACTATATACTGTACCTACAGCTACAACAGCTGTAATTAAGTCCATTCTTGTATCTGAAGATTCAGGTAACGCAGACACAATTACAGTTACTATAACAGACACAGATGACGCTGTTTTTAGTCTTTTTAAGACTAAATCAATATCAGCTAACGCAACCACAGAACTGCTAAGTCAACCTTTAGTCGCTAAAGAGAGCGAAGTAATAAAAGTGACAGCAGCCACTGCAAATAGACTACATGTCGTACTTTCAGCCTTAGAAATTAAACCTAGGGAAGTTACAACATAGTCTTGATTTACTTGTTAAAAACAGGTAAATATATAAATTCAGGTGAAATCCCTGCTCTTAATAAAATAACAAAATTACTATAATTATGGCTATAACTAGAGCATTAATGAAAAGACAGATGTATAATATGGGAGGCCCCGCTTTAGAAGCAGGCGCACCTGATCTTAGACTTACAGGCGATCAAAGAAACAGAGGTTCTTACACACAAAGACGTAGAGCTCAAATGGCTGGCGGCGGTATTACCAACGCTAGACAAGGGTATTTTCTTGGAGGAATAACAGATTTTATATCCGACCTTATTCCAAACGAAATTAAAGATCCCATTGCAAAAGTAATTCCTAACGAACTTAAAAATCCAGTAGTCGCTGCAATTGCAGCGAACTATCTTCCATCTCTAATACCTGGAGGAGATGCCACTATTTTAGAAAAACTAGGAAAAACAGAAATGCTTAAAGATATAATAGGATCAGAATCACCGATTGGAAAAGGATTGGGTAAAGCTGGCGAAGTATTAAGTAGTATTGGAGGAGGCATTTTAAATATTCCAGGAGTTTTAACAGGTGATAACTCTTTTGGTTTTGATCTTGGAAAAATTGCCGGATTGGGTGAGGATCAGTATGGAAAATACACAATACCTCTTGCAATAGGGACAGCAATGGGAAAACTACAACAAGACTATCTTGACCGACAACCTAAATTCCCAGCAGATCCAACAAGTATTAATTTTCAAACGGCTGCAGAAGCAATGGCAGATCCTAACTTAAGATTTAAACCACAAGCACAATATGCAAACGTGGCAGAAGGCGGAAGAATTGGGTATGCTAAGGGATTAGGACCTGTTCTTGATCCACCAGAAGATAATTTAAGTACTTTAGAATTTATGCAAGACCAAGGTATTCCTTACGGTCAACAGGTTTCTCATGATTATTATGATGCAATGCGTGACTCTTTTAATGAATATAAAAGACTTCAAAAAAGAGGAGTTATTCCTATAGAGATGGAGTTTGAAGAATTTTTAGAGCTTCAACGAGAAGGAGGCTTTATGGAAATGGCCCAAGGAGGAAGGATTGGGTATGCAGGTGGTGCGGATTACTATACTAATTTGTACTCAAAATATGCTCAAGAAATGATACAGGCTGGTAACACACCTATGGCCATTGAAGACTTTGTAAAAATACTTAAAGAAACAGAAAGAACAGGTAATGCTCAAGGCGGAAGGATTGGGTATGCAGGTGGTGGGATCTTAAATATGTTAAGACGTCTAATGACACCTGAAGCAAAAAGATTTAAAAAGTTTGAATTTTCAGGGGGAAATTTCTGGAGTGATAAAGAAATGATTCTTAATGATATTGTGGAAGAAATGTCGGAGAAAATATATGGCAAACCCTATAGTAACTTAAATAAAAAACAAAAAATGAAAATTGATGACGCTTCAAGTGAAGAACTTTTTAATATACAAGATGAGATTTATCAAAAAGAGCATTTGTCTTTAAAACCTGTACTTGGAAATATGTGGGCAAATATTAATTATCCAGGATGTTTTAATAGACCTCATATTCATCCTAACTCATTATTTTCAGGTGTTTATTTTATTAAGACTCCTCAAAAATCTGGTAATTTGATGGTGTATGATCCAAGACCAGGAGTTCAAATGGCAATGCCAAGTCGGAAAAAAGAACAATTACAATCTGAACTTTGGAGAGAAGTACATTACGAACCTGTTGCAGGAAGATGTATTATGTTTCCTTCTTGGTTATGGCATGAAGTAAAACCTAATGAAAGTAATGATATAAGAATCTCTGTATCGTTTAATTTTTTACAACGATGAATTTTAAACAAAATAAATATGTAATAATTCGCAATGTTATATCTTACGAATTTGCAAATTTTGCTTTTAACTAC